TCCACAGCCGCCGGGCCGAGATCGAGGTGGTGGTGCAGGGCGCCACCCCGGAAGACCGCGACGCAGCACTCGATGCCATCCTCGCCGCCATCGGTGACCGGCTGGCGGTCGATCCCACGCTGGGGGGCACCGTGGATCTGGCAATGCCCGAGCCGCCGGAATTCATCACCGAGGCGATCGACGGCGCCGCCGGCCTCAAGGGGGCCAAGGTCATCGTCGTCCTCGAATACACCGCCGATTCGCCGCTGGGGTGAGCCTCAAGCCTCCAGCGACTTGGCCACCATGTCGGGGTTGCGGGCGATGACGTGAAGATAGGCCCGCGCCGTGGTGTCGGGCTGCTTGCGGCCCTGTTCCCAGTCCCGCAGCGTGCCCACGGGGATGCGGTAGCGGGCGGCGAACACGCCCTGCGACAGACCGGTGGCGCTGCGGATGGCCTTGACGTCCACCGGCAGGATCTCGGGGGCCACATCGGCATCGGCGGCGATCTGGCGTTCGATGTCGGCATCGGTCACCGCGTCCATGGCGGCCCAATCGACGGCCTCCAGGGCGGCCTTGCTCATGTCAGGCGTGATCTTTCGGCGCATAGGCTTTGACCTCCCGTGAATTGGCCTTCCGCAGCGAGACGATTCGGCGGATTTCGCCCCGGTCGGTGAAGATGCAGACAAACAACCGTCCCCGGATCAGGCCATAGGCAATCTGGCGCCGTTCGCCGTAATCCCTGCGGTCGTCATCGGCGACATGCACCAATCCCTCGAACACGTAGGGCGCCAGGGCCAGGGACAGGCCCCGTTCCGCGATGTTCCTGGCGTCCTTGGCCGGATCGAACTCGTATTCCATCACCGGAAGCATACGGCCAGGCCGTATGCCTCTGCAAGCCCGATATACGGCTAGGCCGTAGACATGGGCGCGCCATTTCATTCTGTCGAGAGGCTCCCCCATGTCGAAGACGCGCGCCTATGGCTCCGATTGCATCCTGCTGGCCGCCTTCGAGGCGAGCTACGGCGTGCTTCCGGCCGACGGCTACACAAGGCTATCATTCAAGGAGTCCAGTCTGGGGGCCGAGCGCCCTCTCGGCTACGATCCGCTGCTGGGCCAGGGCCGCGACGCCCAGGACCCGTTCTACGAGGCGATCAAGGACGAGGGCGAGTTCGGCGTGCCGTTGGATGTGCGGGCGCTCGGCTTCTGGCTGAAGGGTCTGTTCGGCGCACCCGCCACCGCCGATAACGGTGACGGCACGTTCGACCATGTCTTCACCTCGGGCGGCACGCTGCCCAGCCTCGCCATCGAGATCGGTCATGCCCAACTGGCGGCGCCGAAATTCTTCCGCCATGGCGGGGCCAAGCTGGACAAGCTGTCCTTCGACATGGCCCGCAGCGGGGCGGCCAATGCCAGCATCGGGGTGATCGCCCAGGGCGAGACCGAATCCGCCACCACCATCGACGCCAGCCCGGCCAGCTTCCCGCTCAAGCGGTTCAGCCAGGGCAGCGGCGCCATCCGGGTCGGCGGTGGCCAACTGGCCAACGTGGTGGGCGGCAAGCTGTCGTTTTCCAACAATCTGGAACGGGTCGAGACCATCCGCGCCGACGGCCTGATTGATGGTGTCGACGAGACCGAAGCCACCGCCGAAGGCTCGGTGGACATCCGCTTCGGCACCGACACCACGCTGACCGCCGCCATCGCCGCCGAAAGCCCGGTGGCGATGCTCTACGGCTTCACCATTCCCGGCTCGGCCTTTGCCCTAACCTTCCATCTCCCCCGCGTCTTTCTGCCGAAAAAGAAGCAGGAGATCAAAGGCCCCGGCGGCATCCAGGCCAGCTACGACTGGCGCGCCGCCCGCGACCCGGTCGCCGGCTACCTACTCCGCATCACCCTGATCAATGACGTCCCCTCGTATTGAAGGCCCGCCCCATGATCCGTCTGTGCTTGCCCAAGGAGCCGTATTGGCTCGATCTGCCGTTCGGCGTGCGGCTCCACGTCCGCCCGCTGACCACCGCCACCTATGAGGCCGCCCGCATCAAGGGCTGGCGCAAGGCCCGTGCGATTGCCCGCGAGTTTGCCGATCTCAAGGCGGTCGGCGGCGACGTCTCCGGCCTGCCGGACCTTCGCGACGACGACGCGGTGGCGGGGTTCTCGCAACTGCTGTTCGCGCAGGCGCTGGCCCGCGCCGCCATCCTGGACTGGGAGGCCCGCTCCAGCAGCCGCCAATAGCGGTTCGGCTTGCCCCGCATGCGCGATTTGACGGCGCGCGCGGTGAGGCGCATGGAGGAGATCAAGGAATTCGCCCTGCGCTCCCAAGCCGCGGGCAAGGTATCGGCCAGCATCGGCACGCTATTCGCCCGTGGACTGCCGGGACTGCTCGGCGAAGACCTGTCCGGCCGAGCCGGTGAAGGTGACTTCCTGGCGTCGTCGGCGCGGTCGCCGGAGGGGCCGTTCCTCGACATGGTGGGGAAAGCGCTTGAACTCGGGGGACGGCAGGCGGCTCTTTCCGACCAGCTTGCCAACCTTTCCGCCGGCATCGGTAAACCGCTCAAGGCGCTGGAGGCCGCGGCCAACGGCATGCCGTTCTACGATGCCGCGCTTCGGCCCACGGCGTTCTTCGAGGCGCTGGCGGATGGGAAAATCGCCTATGCCAGCCCGTGGCGCCGCGGCGCCCTCGACTTCGATGAGTCGATCATCGGCCATGGCGACCTCGCCCGCATGGCGGTCGGAGGCTCGCCGGTGAAGGTGGCCCAGGCCCGCGACGTTGCCGAACTGGCACGGCGCCAGGAGGAGCGGGTGAAGCGTGTCGGTGACCGCACCATGACGCAGATCGTCGCCGCCTACCGGCGTCATCAAGGCGATCCGGCCGAGCAGCAGCGGGTGATCACCAACCTCATCGTGCAAGCCCGGGAGAAGGGCGCCAACATCACCGCCAATCAGGTTCGCTCGGCGATCCGCAATGCCGAGGTGCCGGCGGCCACCCGCGCGGTTCGCCAGGCGCCGCGACAGCTTCGACCGGGGCTCAGCGAACTGGAGGCGGGAGTGGTCGAGCGCGGCGGAAGCCCCTGACGCCGTGGGGGCAGCGCAGCGCCCTATTCCATCGACAGGGCGCGGCGCACCGCCTCGGGTTCCTTGGCGATCACCTTGAGCAGCACCCTGGCCGGCCCGTCCGGCTGACGGCGGCCCTGTTCCCAATTCCGGAGCGAGCCGAGCGAGAACCCGAACTTGGCGGCAAACACCTCCTGCGACAGGCCGAGGGCCTGCCGCACGGCGCGCACGTCCACCTCGGCCGGCACCACGACGCGGACCCGGCCGGTGCGCACGTCGTCGAGGATTTGCTCCGCCGTCATCAGCGGAGCAAGGTCCGGGTCCTCGGCCACCTGGCGCGCGATGTCCTCGTCGGTGGTGGCATCGACCTTGGACCAATCGAAGCTCTTGGCCTTGCGACGGCCCTCTTCACGAGTAGACCTGACGATAGGCATCGGTTTCCCTCCGGTTCGCCTTGCGGAACGAGATGATCCGGCACCGCTGGCCCCGCTCGGTGTAGGTGACGAAGAACACCCGGGCGCCGATGTGGCCCAATGCGTTCACCCGCACCTCGCGGTAATCCTGGCGCACGTCGCACCATTCCAGGACGGGGCTATCGAAGATCGCGGGCACGATCTCGAACGGCAGACCGCGCAATAGCGCGTTTCGCTCGCTCTTCTCGCTGTCCCACTCGAAGTCGTCCATCTGTCGAGTATGTGCGCCTTGGAGATCGGTAAGTCAATGGCGTACTAGCGGCCATCCCGCAGACGGACCCCGGCGCCGCCAGCCCCCTGATAGCTACCGGTTGGGATGAACTCCACCCCCGCCGTCTCAAGGGCGCCTTGCACCTTCTCCACATTGCCGGCCGAGCTGCGTTCCAGGCCGATGGTCTCCATGCGCTGGATCGTCGGCAGGGACACCCCCGCCGCATCTGCGAGGGTCCGCTGATCCCAATCGAGAAACAGCCGGGCCGCCTTCATCTGCTTCGCCGTTATCATGTTTCAAACATCCTTCATGATGCTTAGCTATTGACGTACCTGCTATCATACATTACGCTTGAAACATCATCAACGATGTTGGAGCTTCCCGCCATGCTCACCTCAGCAGCAGCACCGACCGCAGCATCGCTGCCCGCCCTGATCGCCCGATATGCCGCTCTCGACCGCGCCTATGACGAATTGGCCGAGACTGCTTCGCCTTCCGCCGGTGCCCTGGATAGCCTCGTCGAGCAGATGAGCCGCCTCAATGCCGGGATCGCCGCCACCCGCTCGCCCGATCTGGCCGGCGTCATCTGGAAACTGAACGAGGTGGCCTCCGTGCTGGAGGGGGACGACGTGTCCGCATTCGTCCTGTCCTTCCTGCGCTCAGCCGTGGAAGACCTCCGGCACATGGGGGCGTGCTGATCATGACCAACACCGCCGCCGCGCCGCGATCCGCTCGGGCACATGATCACACGAAGCCCACGCCGCTCACCCAACTGGAGGCGAACTTTCTTGCCGCCTTCAAGCACCTTTCGCCCGAGGTCCAGGAAGCATTCATGGTGCTGATGCGCGAAATGCAGGCTTCATGACCCGGAACGCGACGCTCCAGAACCGGTTCTTCAGGTTCCACTCGTCCTTCCAGGAGAGGGCCATCTGCCGTTCCGTCTCGGCGTCGATGCTCGCCTGGTCGAGCACGGGGGGAGGCGTCGTCGGCCGAGCGCATGCACTGACCGCAAGCGCCAAGAGGATCGCGATCCATCGCATGATCGGGCTCCTTTCCCGGATGCCGCGGACATCACTCCCGCATTGGAGCGACCATTCTAACGCCACAACACTGGATGATGGTAGCGCAGCGATTGCTATATGCCGTTGGGTGCGCATATCCAGCGCTGCTTTTGGCTCAGGTTGTGCCGATCCCGTGCCTTCCTGCCCGCGATCCGCTATTATCGGTTCGGAAGGAGACTTCACCATGTCGATCCCATGCCACGACAACCTCACCGCCAGGCAAGAGCGATTCGTTCAGGAATATCTCATCGACCTGAACGCCACTCGGGCCGCCATTCGGGCCGGCTACAGCGCCCGGACGGCTGCCCAACAGGGGGAACGCCTGTTGAGAAATGTTGAAGTGAAGCGGGAAGTCGAGAGGGCGATGTCGATGGTAGCGCAGCGGATCGCGGTCACCGTCGACCGGGTGGTCGAGGAACTGGCGGTCATGGCGTTCTTCGATCCGGCCAACCTGATCAGCGTTGCCGGGCCGGAGGACATTGCCAAGCTGCCGGAGCCGGTGCGCCGCGCCATCGTGGGGTGGTCGTGGGACCGGCACGGCCATTTCGTGCTGCGGCTGGCCGACAAGGGCGTGGCCCTGGAGCGGATCGGCCACTACCTCGGCATGTTCGTCGAGCGCAAGGAGGTCGGGGCGCCTGGCGACTTCGACACCATGACGATGGACCAGAAGATGGAGCGGGCTCGCGTCCTGGCGAAGCTCCTGGGCCTCGACCGCGTGGCAGGCAACGCCTGAAGCGCCGTCACCCGAAGGGAACCACCTCGACGGAGGCCGTGCGCTCCCGCTTGGTCCCCGGCTCCGGCCAGAAGTAGTGAACCAGTCGGTCGATGTCGGGGGGGCCTTGGCTGCCACCGATATCGCCGTTCCCACCGTCGGCGCTGCACATTGGCGAGCGAGACCATGCTAGGGGGTGACCGGTCGCGCCGGATGGCATCGCTGGTCTCCAATGCCTGCATTCCGCCCTCTGCCAAGTCCCGTTGCGCTCCGCCCTCGTCATCGAGATACCAATAGGTGCCCGTCACCGCCGCCACGCGGATCGGGCGCCGGCCATCCGTTTCCAACACCACCTCGGCCACCTTCCACCGCTGGCCGGCGAAAGCGGGCGCACGCAGATAGCCGCGGGCCAAGCCATCGGCCGCCTTGCGGGGCAGGCGCCAAAGGTGGCCGTCGTCGCCGAAGATGAAGAATCGCCTGCTGAACGCCATTGGCCGGCCCACTGGTTCGGTTGGGCCATCATGCCCAATCTCGCGCTCCGCCACCAAGGACGGAGAGGGCGAATGTCCAATGCCATCCATCCCAAGCCGAGGGGTTTTTGTGGGTCAGATTGTGGGTGGGGAGAGCGCCGCTAGTGAAAAACGGCGTTTTTTCAAAGCACTAATGCTGGTAATTGGCGGAGGGGGTGGGATTCGAACCCACGATGAGCTTGCACCCATACCGGTTTTCGAGACCGGCGCATTCGACCACTCTGCCACCCCTCCGCAGGTGTGGTCCCCCGGTCGATGGGGAGGCGCGGAAAATAGCGCAAAGCCCCTTGTGGCGCAACCCGCTTTTGGCTGGGGCCC